GAGTGGAAGTCGTCCAGAGGTACGCGACATTTGTGGTTTCTCTGCTAAATGGAGTTATTTTAACTCTATTGGTATGAAGATTACAGATGCCGCTAAGTCCAAAGACCCACAAGAATTCACACATTCGGATGAATTGGACTTCCTTAAAAGGAAGAGTGTGTGGCACCCTGAACTTGGTGTCCACGTTGGAGCCTTAGACTTTGAGTCTATCTGGAAAATGTTGCATATGCATTCAGGATCCGGAGAACTCGAGGATTTGGCTGTTTCCGCCATGATCAGTGCACTTGGAGAGGCTTTTCTCCATGGGGCGGATAAGTATGAAGAATTGCGCACAGTGCTCAGAGAGGTATGCGCTGAACTGAATATCTGGACTGACTATCTGGATTATTCATACCTCGAACGAGTTGACATGTGGAAGGAGAAGTACATGCCAGTAACTTCTTCTCAGGATAACTAAGATCTGGCACAAAAGACCTGCTGTAAGTCATTAAAAGACAGGGGCAGACGATAACTGCCTTCGGAAGAGAAGCAAACGATTTTGTATATGGAATACCATTTTGTGAAGTAGAACATTCATATTTTAGGCTTTGTACAATCTATGTTCATTTTTGAGCTGTACTATGGGGTTACGGTGCAGTTTGTATGATAAATTATCCCACTTCTAATATTAACAATCATAAGATCTTCTCCTCGGGCATGGGAGCAGACGCTGATCTCAGCACACAAAATATGTCCTTCCACGACAACCACCCTGGTTTTTGCGATGAACGTGGCGCAACACTTGATTACACCAGGGAAATGGGCTTTAAGAAAGATGCGACCCTTGACAACTGGTTTTCCAGACCTGTTAAGATAGCTGAATATGCTTGGAGTCCTGGGCAGGATCTGTTCCAACGGTTTAATCCGTGGGATCTGTTTTGGACCAATGCCCGAAACATTGAAAAGATTAAGAATTATTATTTGTTGAAGTGTAAATTGCACGTTAAGTTTTTGATTAATGGCAATGCCTTTTACTATGGCAGAGCCCTTGCGTGCTACGAACCACTTTCTCCACTTGATAATACTTCCCCTAAGAGAACTTGGGTACAATCGGATTTTGTCCGTGGTTCCCAGAGAATGAAAGTCTTTCTCAATCCAACGCTTTCACAAGGAGGTTCGTTAGAACTACCATTCTTTTGGCCTCAGAATGCTTGGACCGTCCCGAACAAAGACTGGAACAAGATGGGGGAGATCGTGTTGGCCGATCTTAATCTATTACAGAATGCCAATGGAG